TCATCGCATGAGAATTTTAGCAGTGATGATTGCGGGTTCGTTCTCATACCCTTTTTCCGCCAAGGCGTTCACCTTATCACGAACATTTTCTGGAGACCAAAACAGCCATCCTTGCGCGCTAAAGAGCTCCCGAATCTCGTCATTCCGATTTTGGTAAACGTTGCCAGCTACCAAGCCAAGCGTGATGGTGGTCTCAGCATTTGCCATATTTGCTTCGATTAAGTCGCTTTTTAACCGTTTGAGGACGATATCGCGGTAGTTCTTACAGGTGAACAGTTTGTACCGACCAGTTGGGATATCATAATCCTCTTTTAAATCAGCGAATTTCACCCCTGGTGAATCCAGATATGATTTGGCTTCAATGGCAAATAGATGATTTTCTCTCTGGTTAAACCCGAGTAGGTCAATTTCGGGCCTCGGAATAGAATGTTTTCCGATATCTCGCTTCTCTTGTTTCGTTACGTTGACTTTGAATGACTGACGCACCCAAAAACCCTCGTGCTCTAACAGGGTTTTAATGATGGCTTCGAAGTGGTCCATGCCTGCATCCTGAATTTCAAAATAATGCTCTCAAGCTTCTCCATGAGATTTCAAAACTGAGGGATTATGGGTCAAAATGGAATGACATCATCATCCAATACGGGGGCATTCAAAGGCTGCGAATTATTGAAGCTTTGCGGATCTGAGGGATAACTCTCGCCTGCGCCTTCACCAGCCCTTGAGATCTTCCAAGCCTTAACATCAGTATACCAGCGGCCGTTATATTCGCGGCTTTCCAGGTCAACCGAAACAACCAGGTTTTCACCTTGCTTGATATCGAATTGGTCAATCTTATCGCCCCAGGCCATGAAACAGACCTTCTTGGGGTATTGGCCATCGGTCTCCAAAATATACTCTTGTTTGCGCCATGGCCCATTTGCCGACTGCCCGGTCTTTTCAGGCAAGAGATCAATAATTTTTCCGTTTATTTCCATTGTGACAACCTTAGTCGAGAAACTGTGTTCTAATTGATTCTCGAGATCATACACTATGAGGCCATATACCCCCAGCCGCTTTGGCCACATGTTGTGGGTTAATTGGCTTTCTGAAGCAATTGACGCTGCGCTTCCCAACAAACAGGAAAGCCCTTTTGAAGGCTTTTGAGTGTCATTGCCGTCGGCTGACGGCCATCCAGGATCATTTCCACGATCTCCGGCGACAACAACGTCAGCCGTAAAATGCGGCTGACGTAGGATGTAGTGATCTTCTCAGAAGTGGCGATTTCTTCGATCGTGACGTACTGCCCGCTCTCAAGAAGCCGCTGCCACCGGAAAGCCCGAGCCAGGGCTTTGACCATGGTGTTGTCGATCCGGTGACGAGGCTTTTTCCAATCTCGGCCATCGGGAGAGACCACCAGCTTCCGTCCTCCACGAACTGTGAACGACATCGGAATGCTGACGGTCATCGTTTTCCCATCCGGGCTGAGCCTTGTTTTGGACATCAAGCGGCCTCACGTTTTTTGAGGCTTTCCCTGATCTCAGCAACGAGTGTTTCGAGACCATCCATCCGGAACTTGATCTCCAGTCCGCTAGGGTGAACCTCAACCCGTTCGACCAACAACTGAAGAACCCGGGCTTGCTCATAAGGGAAGAGCTCATCCCAGATCGGATCCATATCTTGAAGAGCCTCTCTGACCTCGTTTTCTGAGATCGTCTCGTCCAGCTTATGAGCTTCCCTCCAGGTGGCGACTATGATTTCTGGTGATCGGAGCAGTCCGCGAACATGGTCGATGACAGCAGCCTCAATCTCACCAGCGGGAACGCTTCTTACAATGCCCGGAGGGTTTTCTCCTTTCAGAAGTCGTGACGCCACGTAGTATCGATACAGGCGATTGTTTTTCTTCTTGGTATGGGTCGGCGTCATTGCGCGCCCATCGGCACCAAATATGATGCCTTTCAGCAGGGCTGGAACTTGCCGACGAGAATTGCCTGCTCGTCGTTGGGGGTTCCGCTTCAGAATGGTCCGCACCTTGTCCCATTGTTCCTGAGTGATGATCGCTTCGTGAACGCCGGGATACGCGGTGCCTTTGTGGACGGCTTTTCCAAGATAGGTTTCGTTATTGAGAAGCTTGTACATATAGCCCTTATCAATAAGGCGACCCTTTTTGGTCCGAACATCTTCTTCGGCTAGCCTCTTTGCTAAAATCGTAGCGGACCCAACCGTCGGAAACCGGTCAAAGATCATCCGGATGATTTTGGCTTCGTCTTCATTAATGACGAGCTTCTTGTCTTTCACGTCATAACCAAGGGGAACATTACCGCCCATCCAAAGGCCCTTTTTTCGACTGGCTGCAATCTTGTCCCGGATGCGTTCCCCGGAAACTTCCCGTTCGAACTGCGCAAATGAGAGAAGAATGTTAAGCGTGAGCCGTCCCATAGAATTGGTTGTATTGAATGATTGGGTCACGGACACAAACGTCACATTGTGCCGATCAAAAATATCGACGAGCTTTGCAAAATCCATCAACGACCGGCTCAGCCGGTCAATCTTATAAACGACAACAACGTCTACCAGTCCCGCTTGAATATCTGCGAGGAGTTGCTGAAGCGCTGGTCGCTCAAGCGTCCCACCTGAGATGCCGCCGTCATCATAAAAGTCAGGAACAAGGACCCATCCTTCCTGCTTCTGGCTGGCGATATAGGCTTCGCAAGCCTCTCGCTGGGCATGAAGGCTATTGAACTCTAGCTCGAGCCCTTCCTCGCTGGATTTGCGGGTGTAGACTGCACACCGTGTTTTGCGCATGGGCATTTGTTTCATTGGACTTCTCCTGCTTTGCGAAGACCAAAAAAGACCCACCCGTTCCATCTGGTTCCAGTGATCGCTCTGGCGACAGACGATAGAGATTTGAATGGACGGCCTTCGTATTCGAAGCCGTCTTGAGTAACGTCGACACAGTATTCAACGCCCTTGTATTCTCGAATGAGGCGAGTGCCGGGGGTTGGATGAAGATCGGCTCGAATGCGTCGCTTCTTTACATCCCCTCCATCCAAGTTCTCACCCATGGCTTCCAGCCGTTCTATTGTCGCCGGCTTCAGCCCACCGTATGCGAGCTCCTGGATCCGATAGGCTAAACGGCTCTCAAGGTATTTCCGGTTCTGGCGAGGAGGCTCAGTTTCATAGAGCTTGCGCCAGAGTGTTCTAAGGTTCGCCGTTGGCGTGTTTTTCAAAGCCGCCAATCTAGTGATTACAGTTTCCGTCATTGATATTACTCCGCATCAAATTCAACGGTTCCATGACGGCATTGGTCGGGGAAAATGTGTAGGTAACTGTCTCCCGTGACGGCAGTTAGTTCACTTGACTTTCGCTGCTTTAGGCGGATCAAGCCAACGGCTAGGATCCCACCAAGTTCAGAAATCCTGTCGCCTTTTGGCATTTCATTTTGGTCTAGAAAATTCATCGTGTATTGTCTCCTCAACGAAGACATGATGGACTCCTCAGATCGAATTTGACATATGAATCAGAGCATTAGTGTTGGCGCGATAAGAAAAAAGCATGCGTGAGCAGCTGAGAAAGTTCTGTCTCAATGACGATGATTTGCAGTGCCTTCAAGTGTTACATTGAACGCACAAAATCGGTCGAATAGAGGAGATTTTCGATAGAGTTTCCGCCGATTAAGCTTATCACCCTCAATCGTTTCTTGCTTGAGTTCGAGTAGGCCGAACCATAATAAAGGCCGAAGGACGTTTGCCTCCATGGCAAGGGATCCTGTATCCCAAGTCGCATCCAGCACGCCCTTTATTGGAACAGTGCACAGTCGGCACAGTCGTTCTCGAGATTGCCAGTCATTTGCTGCGACAGATAGGGACCATAATACGATCCCTATATCACCGTGAGGCCAACCTCCATGAAGACCCCGACCGAGATCGCCAAGGTCCATATGCCAGAATGCCGTATGAAACAGGACGGCCTGAAGAGCTTCTGGATGTTCGATCATCGTTCGACCGGCAGCCGTGGTTTTCATATGGCCTTTGCGCCTGTGAACCAGCTTTGCAAATTGAGCTATATGCCGAATAAAAAAGAGAGGTAAAAAGTCCGGCTCGTTAATGACCTTGTTCAATCTAAGATGATTATCTTTGTAAAAGTCTGGCCAATTAAAAACATCAATCATATCAGCGACGGCCGCCCGAGAGAGATTACCTGTCGCGGTCAGCTTTAAGCCCGATGGCTGTGCCGTCTTATCTAGAAAAGCCTTTGCGTTCCTCCCAATTGGGGACGATTTCAGTTCTTCATCAGTGAGGTCAGCGGCAAGCTGAATTGCACTTCCGTTTGGAGATGGCGGCTCTCGTAGCCCTGAAAAGCTATCGATATCTAGTAATTTCCAAGCGGGTTCGAGCCCGCCGAGCCATTTTATAACAGATGGGTTTTGTAACATGGCGGCAACAACCATTGACTATACCTCGTGTGAATTGGCTCTTAATTCTATTGGGGCAGTCCCGAGCCATTCATTCAATTTTGACCACCTGCGGCGTCCTGAGATGTTTCGTACTGCAATGGCAACGGCCTTCTTTTGTCCGACTAGAACGACAAGCCGTTTGCCTCTCGTTACCCCTGTATAAAGCAGGTTACGCTGAAGCATGGTGTAATGCTGGGTCATGACCGGAATGACAACGGCAGGATATTCCGACCCTTGGCTTTTGTGAATGGTGGCAGCATAAGCTGGAACAAGTGTATCCAGTTCCCCAACGCCATATATTACGGTGCGCCCGTCAAAGCTTACGGATAGCTCGCCGTCATCAAGGTCAAGGCTATCGATATAACCGATATCACCATTATAGACCTCTTTGTCATAATCGTTTTCAATCTGCATTACTTTGTCACCGGCTGCAAAGGTCGACCCAAAGCGTTCAATTTTGTTTTCGCCTGCGGGGTTGAGGGCGGCCTGTAATTCGATATTCAATGATCGTGCGCCAACGCCACCCCGATTCATCGGGCATAGAACCTGGATATCACGGATTGGATTGAGGCCAAATCGTTGAGGGATCCGGTTTTTAACAAGCTCTATGATTCTTTGAACAGCGGTTTCTGGATTATCCGCTTGCACAAAGTAGAAATCGCTATCGCCTTCCGGTTTTGATAAATCCGGAATGGCTCCTTTATTAATTTTGTGAGCAGTCGTGATGATCTGACTTTGGGCAGCCTGTCGAAAGACCTCGGTTAGCCGGACGACAGGCGCTACGCCGGAAGAAATAATATCAGCAAGAACCTGACCAGGTCCAACGGATGGAAGTTGATCGATGTCTCCCACAACAAGAAGGGAAGCATTATCTGGGATGGCTTTTAGTACGGCCTGCATCAGCATGACATCAACCATGGAAGTTTCATCAATAACCAGCAGGTCGCATTCTAACGGGCTCTCCTCATTGTGCTTAAAACCGCCGCCTTTCGGGTTCACTTCAAGCAAGCGATGGATCGTCTTGGCTTCAAATCCAGTGGCTTCTGTCATGCGTTTGGCCGCACGTCCCGTGGGAGCACAAAGCAAAATCTCAACGTCCTTAGCGGCTAGAATTTTGAGAATGCCATTTACAATTGTCGTTTTCCCGACGCCAGGGCCGCCGGTTAAAACCATAACTTTTGATAAAAGAGCGAGCCGTATGGCTGCGACCTGGCTCTCAGCTAAGGACAGACCTGTTTTCTGTTCAATCCATGGCAGCGCCTTGTCGGGATCAATCCAAGGCCAGGGCAACTTTCCATTCATCAAGTTCAGCAGGCGTTCTCCAATCAGCCGCTCAGCCTTGTGTAGTCCAGCAAGAAATACGCAAGGCGTTTCTCCGACTTGGTCAGCAATTACAGTCGCCTCTGAAAGCTCTAAGCCGAGAGCGGTTTGGACTAGCGCACTATCAACTTCGAGAAGCTCAACAGCCAATGGAATAAGTTCGGCCGTCGGCAATCCACAATGACCTTCACCCATGGCTTCACTAAGTGCATACGATATGCCCGCGCGAATGCGGATCATAGCACTCTTCTCTATCCCAAGTTTAATGGCGATAGCGTCGGCTGTTCTGAAACCGATACCGCGAATATCCCGTGCCAATCTGTAGGGGTTTTCGGACATGACCTGAATGGCATCATTGCCGTAGGTCTTGTATATGCGAACAGCCCGTGCAGTGCCGACACCATGGCTGTGAAGAAAGACCATGATTTCTCGAACAACTTTTTGCTCAGCCCAGGCGGCTGTTATTCGTTCGGCACGAACGGGACCAATGCCAGCGATGTCACGAAGCCGCTCGGGTTCATTCTCAATGACATCAAACACCTTGTCCCGGTAAGCCTTCACCAATTTTTTGGCGTATACGGGGCCAATGCCACGGATCATGCCGGAAGCAAGGTACTTCTCAATGCCTTCTGCCGATGTTGGAGCAGAGGCCTTGAGAAAAGCTGCACGGAACTGGAGGCCGTGAACGCGGTCATTATTCCATGAACCCGTGACGGTGATCCATTCGCCAGCCGAGATGGTTGCGGAATGCCCAGTAACCGTTATCAGATCTCGGTGTCCACGTGCCTTGATACGTAGCACGCAAAAGCCATTTTCCACATTATGATAGGTTACTCGCTCAACCAGTCCGGCGAGAACTTCTTTTTCTGCTCCGTCCTTTCGGTTCACGATCCAATTCGAGCAGGGTCCGGAACCACGTCCGCTTCACTCGCCTCCTTGTGAACCTCCTCTCGGATCAGTCGATCTGTAATATCAGAGAGATAGGCGACCAGAGCAGCATCCAATTCCTTAAATTCTGGCCACAGGACATTCTCTATAAAACTCGTTGGTGCTTTTACCATAATGGTCTGCCGATGTTGTCGGCGATAGCGGTAAGGCTTGAGCCCATAGCGCCGGCAAAGAGCCGAAAACAACTGCCGTGACCAGGGATCCGGAATACTAAACTTTGTCTCGACTGAGACTTCTGATTTTTTCGCCTGTTTGAGGCGTTTTTTTATTCGTTCCGCGGCAGCCCCAGCAGCCGCCTTTTCACCAGCAGTTCCCGCACCCGCAAACAGTGCCTCAATCTTGCGGAGCTTTTCTCGTAACTCTGTCTCGCTCGTCATCGCTGCCATCTCTTCCCGTGAGCAGACGTTCTCACTCTAGTTAAGCTCAACATATGGGTTCCCGTTGCCTTGAATGGATTTAATCCGTTTGTTGCGCTCACTTTCCCATGCATCCACTGGGTCACTTATAGACCACGCCTCCATCAGGCGGATTTGCTGTGCGCTCATGTTTAACTTGTACTGATCGCGCATATAAAAATAGATGCGCGCAATGTCGCCACGGACGTTTTCGGGTGGCTCAGCGCTCTTAGATTTGAAATCAACCTCAAAATCACATTTCCCGTAGGCGCGAGGCTCACCTGGCATCATTGTGAATTTAAAGTTAGATCGATCGCCATTTAACTCACCAATTGCTGGGACCAGATTGTGAAGATCACCTTCCATTTTGGCGAACATAGGATCTTTCTTGCAGGCTTTACGGCCACCGTTTTGCCAACATTGACGTTGGTGCCCAAATACCCATGCCGGCATTACATGTTCCCACTCAATCCGGGCTGCACGGGCATTAGGTTTGCCTTTTTTGGTAACAGCAATACGCGGCTCGTAGCCACAGGATGAAGGAACTGGAACTAGTTTTTTGCCTTGGTAAACATATCTGCATCCACAATAGATCGTCACTTCGTGGCCTTGGTAAATTTGTACTGCGAGACGTTTCGCTTTGCTGAATGAAACTGGGTGTTCGGCATATGCTATAAGCGGGAACGAAGCCCAAACAAGAAGGCTAAATAAAACTAAACGATGAGCCATCTATAAATCCCAATGATGTTTATAATAACGAAGGTTGCTTGTAACAGGATCAAGCTGTCATCGCGTTGAGCGACGCCCGCCGCACACCACAGCAGAGACGAGATTAGGAAGAGTAAAAATCCATATCCAGACACATCCAAATTCAAGGCGATCAGGATCGCACCAGCAATTCCAGCCAGTGTTCCGATCCATTTGGCCGGTCCAAGCCAGCTGTGGTTGCGATGAAGGGCAGCAGTCGAATAGGACATCTACAGCTCCCGCGCGAACCAACGAATCCGCCCAATAATGCTGATTTCATCAGCTGTCCGCTCGTAAGCGCTATAAAATGTGTTGTCAGAAATCACTCGGACCTTCGCCGGCTCGTGATTAGGGATGTGCTCAAGGCGTTTGGCAACTAGTCCCATTCCGTCAAACAACACGAAGATGCCGGGAGGCGTTGGAGACCTGCGCGCCAAATCGACCAGGACCACATCACCAGAATGTAGGGTCGGCATCATGCTATCGCCTTCGACATGCATGATCCTGAGCTGCGACGGGTCTGCCTTCAGATCATGAAGAATCCATTCGCGTTGAAAATGATAGGGCTTACCGTTTTCCACTTCATCAACGACGTTACCACCGCCCATGGAGGCCGTGACCTCGACGGAAGGGATCGCAATGAAGGCTTCTGATGGATCCACAATGATAGGCGATTCGCCTTCAATATCCCCAAGCCCGTGAAGCAGCCAGTTTCGGTCGACTTTGACCACCTCGGCAACCAAGTCGAGTTTTGTCAGATTCGGATTTTCAGACTTGCCGCGCATGATGTCGTAGACAAACGACCTGTTGATATCTGCAAGTTCGGCAATCTGCCCAGCATTCAAGCCAAGCTGCCGTGAGCGTGCTTTTAACCTGTCTGCCATGGTGTATTTCATCGGGTTATCCCCTGTCTGTGGAATATGTGGATTAAAAAGGATTGATTCATCTTCGTCAAGGATATAAAACATTTAGGGAACATTGACGGTCGTTGGGATGCGCTATGGCGGGCATAGAAAAAGAATATTTTTCCCTTGAGGAGATTGAGGGCCAATGGGGGATCCCACACCGCGACCTCGTTTATCTGGCAGAAAACGGGCTTTTGAAGGTGTCCGTTCGTTTGTATGGCATTCAAGTGGAAAACGGCTCCATTGAAGAAACCGAAGATGGAGAATGGTTCAGCATCCCCGAGGAACGCATCTGGTTCGAAGGCCTTCAGGATTTGCGCAAGCATGATGTCTATCGGCTGTTCCATGAAGGGCAGTTGAAGATAGACAGTTTTGATGGCCCTTATCAGGGCTACACCTCCGTTATGCACCCGGATGGCGGTGTTCTTGTTAAGAAAGATGAGCTTGTTGTTCGACGCGAAGAACGCGACCGTGCGGCGTTGAAGCATGGTCTTGGTGGTGTTTCGCGATCAACGGCGACAACTTTTGAGCATAAGAATAACTTTGCTGAGGTGACGATGGGGGACATCACGTACACCCTTGGCCCCATCCAAGCCCAGGTCGTCAAAATCCTCTATGACGCGGCGGCGACGGAGTTCCCCTGGCTGCATGGCCAGCGGGTCCTGGCAGACGCAGGCTCTAAATGCACCCGGATCTCTGATCTGTTCAAGCGCCAACCCGAATGGCGAAAACTGATCCAGTCCGACAAGCGCGGAAAATATCGCCTGAATATCCAGTTTTCTTAGGTCCCCCACTAAACAAGAGCGTTTGTGGGGGCTTTCGGACTTACGTCCCCCTTAAATCCCCTCGCATATCCCCCCTAATCCCCCTGATATATCCAATTTGATCCCCTAAGGGTCCACTTCTGGTCCCGACGACAAGGGACCTGTCGCTGGTCATCATAGCCCCACGTTCAATTCAACGAAGGGGGCAGCGATGACCACCAAGCACCTACACCAAGTTCACTTAGCGGATCGCTGGAATCTCAGCCCGCGCACCCTTGAGCGGTGGCGCTGGGAGAAGATTGGCCCGCCGTATCTCAAGATCGGAGGTCGTGTTGTTTACCGCCTTGAGGACATCGAGGTCTTCGAACAACAGCAGCTTAAGAACACCCAAGGCGCCACATCGACAGCCCTACCTTACTTAAATGTCGTGGGGGCACGATGACGGATCCGATCCCCATTTGGCGAGGCCAGGCATCTCCATTCCATTTGCAAAAATTGGATGAGACCAGCTTTTGCGCTTGGGTCGCTCAAGCCAAGCCAGGCGATGCACTCGAATACCATCGCGGTTTTCTGTGCCTAGATCGAGGATGCCCCGAGCCTCAAGCGCCGTCACCCAATCAAACCAAATTGGACATGATGGCGGAACGGGCACTTGAGCTTTCCGAACGAGGCTTCTTGCACCTGGTGCAGCAGCGCTTAGGCGAGGCGTCGTTTCGCTACATCGCCATCGTCAGGCCCTGCCCAGAAGGCCAATCCATCAACTTTTTAACACTTATGACAGAGGAGGCAGCCTAATGGCTTACCCTAATAATACCCCACGTCTGGACGAGATCGTTCAGATGCCAGTTGGCGAGGTTGTCGCCTTGCCAGCGGACACCTTGGCTCACTTAGTCCAAGACGCAGACGCGGCATTACGCTCAGCTAAATCAGCCAAAGACTGGCTTGATGGTGCGATTGCTCGCAAATTCTCTGAACGTGCGGCAAGCCATCGTCGCGATGAAGGCAAAGACACGGGTGCCGCCCGGTTTCAAGATGGCGACGTAACCGTTGTTGCAGATCTTCCTAAACGCGTCGACTGGGATCAACATCAACTCGCCACAATGGTCGAGCGCATAAAAGCCGATGGCGAAGATCCACGCGAATACGTGGACATCTCGTTCAAAGTCACTGAGCGCAAATACGGTGCCTGGCCAAGTCACATCCAGTCGGCCTTCAAAGAAGCCCGCACAGTTCGCACCGGCAAGGAAACGTTCAAGCTGATCCTTGGGGAGGACGGCCAATGAGCACGCTCCCCATCATCACGGCTGACCAGCGTCTTGCCGAACGCCGTGGCATCAAAGGCTGCATCTTCGGCAAATCCGGCATTGGCAAAACCTCTCTGCTTTGGACCCTTGATGCATCCACAACCCTATTTTTGGATTTGGAAGCGGGTGATCTCGCAATCGAAGGCTGGCCAGGCGATACCATACGTCCCCGCACTTGGGCTGAATGCCGGGATCTTGCCGTGTTTATCGGAGGACCTAATCCAGCACTCCGCGAAGATCAGGTTTATAGCCAAGCCCATTTCGACGCGGTCTGTGAGCAGTTTGGTGATGCCACCGCGCTGGATAAATACCAGACGCTGTTCATCGACAGCATCACGGTGGCGGGACGTTTATGTTTTCAGTGGTGCAAAGGCCAGCCGCAAGCGTTTTCCGAGCGCACCGGTAAACCTGACATGCGGGGCGCTTATGGTCTGCATGGCCAGGAAATGATCGCTTGGCTCACCCACCTGCAGCATACCCGGGGCAAGAATGTTTGGTTCGTCGGTATCCTCGACGAGAAGATCGACGACTTCAATCGGCGGGTTTTCCTGCCCCAGATCGACGGCTCCAAGACCGGCAACGAGCTGCCTGGCATCGTCGATGAAGTCATCGCGATGGCG